CACCTGCAAGAAGTGTAACTAAGTCTGCAAGTGTATCTTTTTTAGTAGCATCACTATCTGTAGCATCCATGAAAACAATAGAGTCTCCATGTGCTATTGCTACTTCTCCCACTTCATCTAGGTCAATAGAAAGAGAATGGGTAGTTCCTTCTCCTGACGTAGCTGCACTGGAAACAACTCCAGTCCCACCAGTTACCGTAGCAACATAACTACCTGTTGTATGGTCAGTAAGTGTAATCAGATTAGTTAAATTACTTTGTCCTGTACCTCCATCTGCCACAGCTACATCTGTTCCACCTGCACGATAGACTAAATTGCCTTGAATATTAACGTTCCCTGCACTGGCTCTCGTTAAAGTTGTGTCATCTGCATGACCAAGTTCTATACCAGTAAACTGTGGACTATCACCTGTACCAACTCCTATAGAAGTTCTAAGAACAGTCCCGCTTTCGGCAACAGGATCAGTAGTTCCATCTCCAACTATCATCACCCCATCTCCAAGCACCGCCATAGCAGTAACAGCACCAGTACCTGACCCTAGTAAGATTCCTCCATCTATTAACGATGTTGCTCCAGTTCCTCCTCTAGCAACAGTTAATGTTCCGCTTGTACCAGTAACAACACCGATATTCGCTCCACCTGCATCATCAGAGTGATCGTGATTAGCTTCTGCGAAACTACCAATAATAGGAGTAGTGAGAGTTTTATTAGTTAAGGTTTGAGAACCAGAAAGAGTTGCGACAGTAGCATCTATGGCAAGAGTTACTGCTGTTCCTGTAGCAGAGGAATCTAATCCTGTTCCTCCTAGAATACTAAGAGTTTCGCTATCTAGGTCAACATCTATTGTTCCACTATCAGAAGTAAGGTCTAGGTCTTGAGCAGTAACTTGAGCATCTACATATGCTTTAATGGATTGCTGAGATGCCACAGCAGTATCCGAGTTAGAAGACATATCATTTTGATCTTTAAAACTCGTTCCACTCAAGGCGCCATTTAAAACTGTCGCTGTCAGTATGGTTATCGCACCAGTGCTACCATTAATGCTATAAACATTATTAGTACCTAAAGCTGTTCCTCGGCTAAAAACATATGGATCACCAGACTCACTGTTATCTATTCCAGTAATAAATTTATCTGCACCTGCAATCGCAAAAGTTACCTTTACATCATCAACACTGGAACTGGTATCAATATGTAATCCAGCTGTACCAGTTATCTCAAATGTACCTGCCGTTAAAACAGCAGGGTGATAGACTCTTGGTAATAGTGTGATTGCCATTTACCACCCCCGAACTGAGAAAGTATTACTAGGCATTGTTATAGCGGCATTTACATAAACATGAACAGTGACAATCTCTATCTCTTCTTCAGACATTGCCCAACTCTGCCCATCCTCTAAAACAATATCAAAATTAGTAGGTGGAGAACCTGCCAGAGCTTCGTTGAATTTATACCAACATTTCTGACCTGAATCATTATGGAGTAGAACAACAGTTACAGGAGTAGCAAAAGTGAGTGTTGACGTTGTATTCGCCGATACATTTCCTGTTGTTGCTATACTCGCTCCAGATTTAATAGCCAATCCTGTCCTCCTCTCAAATACAACATACCAATAGATATTAAGTTTTTCTGTATTTGCTTTTGTAACATTAACATTAACTCTAGCCCACATATTACTGGTAACAGAAGAAGTAGTGAACAGTCCTAATTCTCTTATAGTTACATCACTACTACTAGTAGTTATTTCACTTGTACCAAATGAAGTAATGTACCTACAAGTATACTGATCTAAAATAGTTCTGGAAGTTACAGCCTTTGCTGTTGCCGAACCACCAGTGTAAGGAACAGCAGTTTGTAGTGCGGTATCTGCTGCTGCCACTGTATTTGTTCCAGTTCCTACACCAACATAACTAGGTACAGTTACAGATGTCCCTTTTAATAGCTCTGCAAGCTGTGATCTAGCTGTATTAACTACAGCATTACGTTTGCCATAAGGAACGTGTTTTCGCATGAAATAAGGCAACCAAGTAATCCATCGAGAACCTTGTCCTTCTCCACGTCTTAATACCTTATCTTTCTCGTCTGTTACCTCCCAGTGAACGTAACCTTTTACTTCAAATGGGTCGATAAAATTTTCTCTGCTCATGCCCATTGTCCTGTGAAGCCCCACCTTACAGACTGTGGAGTTCCGCTAGTTTCGTCACTCTTCCCCCCTGGCCCCCATACAAATGTAATAGAACCAATAGTAATCTCTCTAATCTTAGTGTCATCACGAAAGACTAAATCTTTTCTAAGATGTTGGGTTCTGTTAATCGGAGTATTTGGGTTAGCTGGCTTTCTCGCAAATACTTCTGTGTAGATATTAGCAATAACCTTAGATAAGGATTCGACCTGAGATATATTTCCGTTTGCCATTAGAGTCTTAGTCCTCTTGGTATATTTGCAAATGTAACTGTTGTTTCCATAACATTATCTGAGATACTGGCATCATCAGCAGGTGTTAGTATTCGTTTAGCTAGATTGATTACCCACATTGCTTCATCAATTCCTTCCTGTTCCCATTTAAGATAAAAGATTTGCCCTGCTTGCCAACCCTTAGTAAACGAATTAAAAGATCCTCTTCTCATAATTTTACTCTTTCTATCTAATATTATTTGAGCAATATCATCAATAGCTTCTAATCCAGTAACAGCTATTTCTGAACCTTGAGAGAAAACAAATTCATGGAACCCATCTCCTCCTGTAACTTCAGATAAGGTTTCTACCTGTCCTACATCAATATTCTCATGATCATCATTGGCAGAGTAATTATAATTTATTTTAATTATATCGCCTGTTTGTATAGCATCAGGACATATACGAACATAAGCATTATTCTGTCCCTGCCTACCTACATAAACAAAGGCAAAGTGTGTTCCATTAGTAGCACTCGATGTAAAATCATCTGCATCTCTAGCTATATCATCAAGAGCTTGTGTAAGAGTTGCCACATCAACAGAACTCCTTTCTATTACAACAGAAGTAATATCAAGTTCTGAAAAAGGACGTTTAGTTAATTTACAAATTTTACCTCCACTTGCCTCACGCGCACTAACTTCAAATTCATCAGGAAAAACTGCAAGACTTTTTATAATAGCATCTTTAATAATTGCCTTAGTACCTATTCCTTGAATAGTTTCTTCTAGGCGTAGATCATAAAAATTTGTAACATCTCCTTCTACGTAAATAGAGTAATCTCCAAATCTTAAGGGAAGATGCGTAGCATGATTTTGAGTCATATGTCGAAAATTAATTTTCTTATCAAAGTCTATCCACCAGATCATAGCAGTAGCCCCTGCTAGAGAACTTAATGCTTGAGAAGGTAAGACATGTTGGAAAATTTGCTGTCGAATTTCAGGCCCAATAGAAACTTGATTTAAATGCAAATTATTATAAAAGTCTGTATAGAATTGATCACCACCTGCCGTATCGCCATCAGATGCATTCTTGAGATCAGCAAGGATGTCTTCAACCATGCTATCGTTTGCACCATTAGAAACTGCTTTAGTTGCATAAACTTTATTGAGATATCTTCTATCTAACAAAAAGCTATAGTCAGTAACAGTACAGCTATAAATAACTAAAAAGGTTTCTCCCATTTCTCTATTCAGTTGAGTAAGTATTCCTCCAAATTCCTTTACTCCTGTTTCTGTATCTGTAAGAATTACTTCATTACCAACAGCGGGATTAACTTCATTATTAAAAGAATAAATTGTCATATTCATTGTGTCGCCAGTTACTTCCATAGTGTCAGTAATAGCAACAGATTGAAAATCAACATGCTCTGTTATATCTAGGTTTTGTAATGTAACAGTAAAAGCCATTAGGGTTCCTTAAGTATTAAAGATTACCTCACCCCATCCCATATGAGTTTGATTCGATGTCTTGTTAGCGATAACTGTTGCTAACTCTTCGTCATCTCCAACTGTGTTTCCAGTTACATTAATATTAATAATCTGAGTACTACCCAGCATTGTGTCCTTCTCATACATTTGACTTGCTAATGCATCTATCGCCATATCGCTATTAGATAGAGTCAACGAGTCGGTTTGGTAATCAGGAGTTAGGGATTTAATGATAGTAGAACTTGCTTTTTCTTCTGCGAGTTTACTCTTCAACGCATCTAATTCCATATCCCCACTAGCACCACTAATAGCCGCTATTAGTGTTTGTGGGCCTGCAAGAGCAGCTTGTTCATTTAAGAACTTTGCATTATTAGCAATATTTAATAGCCTTTCTTCTAACTCAATTAACCCACCTGCTTTAGCTGACCTTGAAGATTCATCAGCCAAATTCTTAATCCCATCTTCCATATTACCGGCTTGTGAAATAGATTCAGTCAACTGTGCATTAAAGTTATCCCATGCAACAGCTACCCTTCCTCCTTTACCAAATTCTTCTGATGATTTTTGTCCAACAAGATCAAATGCTTCATCTATTCTGACAGAAGCTTCTTTATGATCTCCTGCATTAGCTAGTACCTCGTTACCCCAATTTTCTAAAGTTTTCATCCACTTGAGAGCCATTACATTACCGTCATCAATCTGTCCTATTAAATTATCTTGAACATCGCCTAAAGTTTCACCTGCTTTACCCGCTTCTCGATAGGATTTTTTAACTTCAATGCCCATTGTGTCTGCCTGTTCAACTAAATGAGCCATTGGTACGTCTTGGGCTACTAAGCTTCTAGTAAGAATTGCTAGAGCTGCACTCCCCCTAGCATTCATTTCTTCCATAGTCATTCCTACACTACCAAGTTTAGGAATACCATTAGTGGCAAAATCATTTGTAGCTTGTAGTGTTGATTCTAGGGCAGCTTCATATTCTTCTCCACCTGCCTTGGCAATTAAGAAAGCATTTAATGCAACCCTTAAAGCGTCACTTGTTGGTTCAATTCCATTAGCTCTAAGATTCTGTTGAGTTGCTATTAATGCTTTATCAGCTTCTTCTTGAACTTTTGTCCCTAAAGATAAACCCTTTGTGATAGCTTCAGCTTTCTGTGTAGCAATACCCATAGCTTGAGTAGATCGAGTAACAATATAGAAGGCATTACCCATTTTTTCTACTTCGCGTCTTTCTGCTAAGACTCCTTTAATTCTTTTAAATGCTAATGCACCTGCTAAAGCTATTGCTCCAAAGCCGAGAGCTACAGGAATGTTTGCCGCAAACTGCAAGAAGATTAACGAGAATGCCAGACCTAGAACATCTCCATTCATAGCAGACATTGCAAGCATAGAACCCTGAGCAGCCGCTCCTACATTTCTAATTCCTTTCTGCGCTGTCACACCAGCTCCACCCATGAATCTCATTTTCTGGTTATACTTCTCAACTTCGGGCTGAAGCATTCGCAGATTATTAGTTTCATTTTTCATCTCATTACTGAGATTCCTGGCTTCTTTTGCAGTTATAGCTTTAGCTCTTCTAGCTTTATGGAGACTAGCTGTAAGACCATCAATAGCATCTCTTTGCTTGATAACCTGTACAGTTGTTATCCCTGCATTATGTCCAAGTTCAGATTCAAGTCGTCTTAATTGTTCAGAAACTCTTAACTGCTTTTGAATAGCTGAAGTAACTTTCTGTCTCTGCGCAACAAGTTTTTCAGTTCTGGCAGTATCTTCTGCAGCCCCTCTCTGTCCCATCCCTGCCGCTTGCGTTCCCGTCATCCCCCACTCTTTAGTTAAAGTAGAAACTGAGGCTACCTCTCCCCTTCCTACCCTTCCTTGCAACCTACTTCCTCGCCCCTTGGTATCTATTTTTTTACCAAGTTCCTGTGTTGCCATTCTCCCTGCATCTCGTGCAGACATACCAACTCGTTTAAAAGTTGCATCAAGATCAATCCAAGCTTTCTTAACAAGCTGAATTTCTTTTTTAGCTCGTTTGCCGTCTACTTCAACTCTTATTAATGCTCTTTGATCAGCCATTAGAAACCTCTAGAAGTCATAAACTCTTGCAGACCCTAAATGTTTAATTATTCGTCCTTGTCTATTCACTACAACTGCCTGATGTAAAGTATATGAATTACCCTGTGGATCAACTCTTCTAATTCGATTAATCCTTGTGCTAGTTGCAACAATTATACTTTGTGTTAATTTGCGTCTGCCTTTTATTTTTCGGAATGTAGGAAGAGGTACTTTTTGGATAGCTCTCTCTATTGCCTCTGCTAGTAAATCTATACCAGTGCTATTTAAAACTAATCCTAATGATCCTCCAGAAGAATCAAAAGATTCTTCAAATATAGCAGGGGGTTTGCTTCCCATTAAGAAAGAAGGATCAGCACCTTTAGATCCACCTAGCCATTCATCAGTTCTTTCCTCTTCCATGTCTGCTATATTATCTCCCATTAAATAAGCAAACATAATTTGCGGTCGTACGTTTAATCCCTTCTCTGCTATCCAAGCTCTTACATGCTGCCTAAATGGGCCTTCTGTATATCCAGACCAATCTGCATTACGTCTGGTATCTTCTACTGTTGCATTACTAAATTGATAAACAGGATGTTGTTCCTGTGGAGGGGGAGTACCAAAATCTATTGCCCAAAGTTTAGCGAATGGGCCTGAGTCACTATCATGTAAAGATAAGAGATCTTCTGGAGGATTCCACGCAACATGCAATTCAAAATCATCTAGGGCCATAGACCAATACTCAAGTCCTAATGCTCTGCCAGTATCTCCAGAAAACATAATAGTTCCAGATCCCTTGTTGGATCTTCGATAGTTTTCGAGAAGTGTTTCTTGAAAAGTTTCAATAACAGATCTACCTATAGAGGGAAGAAGATTAGTAGAGATATGATCATCTAAATCTTCCCAAAACTGTAATACAGCTCCGCTTACTTCTTCTACATTTGTTCTAAGGGTAACCATTACCTTCTTCTTCTTGGTCTACTTCGCGTCCTAGATGCCTGTTGCTGTTGCTGTTGTTGAGTTCTTTGCCTTTGGGCTTGAACTTTATGACCTGCCATTTTTGCTGTATGCCAATCTCTTAGTCTTAACACATCCCATAACGTGGCATTTTCTCTTACATCCCAAGGAGTAGTTCCTAAAGCATCTGCAAGAGCAACATCCCATACTTCATCAGGGAGAGATTGACTTGACCCTGATGAAGTAAAGATCGCTATGAGTTGTCGTTTAAATTTTCAGTATCTGGAACCTCTCCAACTCCCGCCATTTCCGTTACAAGATATGTAACAATTGAATTTGGTAACTTTCCAACACTTGAAATATCCTTAGACGGTAAAGGTAAAACAGGCCCACCATCTTCTTCTGGTAAGTTCCATTTTATAACAAGCTTCTCCATCATATCTTCAATATATTGCTCATCTGTTTTATCTTCATCAGGATTATTTCCAAATAAAGTTTTAACATCTTTAAACTTCATTCCAGCAAGTAAATGAAACTCTACCCAGTATTCAGGAGCGCCTACTTCCTCTAGGGTAATTCTATTTTTAGATTTTGGTAACGGCATAGACCGCCTCCTCTCTCGCTCTTGTAACCATAAAAGTCCCATCAGATAAATAGATTATCCGCTTGGGACTCCCATTGATTCTTTTAAGTTCGACTCTCTCAATTTCAAACTCTCTTCCTTCTAACTCAAAAGTAATAAGAACCTCTCTCTCTTTCTTACTACAGAGTGTTCTAACCTGATCTAATACTTCCTCCTTCCAGTAATACTGTTGACCTTCTCTTTCAAGGGGAGGTAAAAGTCCTTCACCTCTCCAGTAACCTAAAGTTCTTTTACTAGAGGAAAGTCCCTCTATTGCTAATTTATCTAATACTTCCTCTTGTGTAATCATCTTACAGTTTTACTGTAACCTTTACTTAAACAAGATAATACTCGTCAGTATTATCTTGCGGAGAGAGAGGAGACTATACGTAAGTGGGAGCAGTTCCTGTAGCGTGGCCTGGTTCTGTGATTTGAAATTCTATTGGACTTCTCTTAGTGACATCATTATTGTCATAATCATCACCACTAATCGGCATGACCGCATTACCTGTTAATGCTCTGCCTCCAATAGAAACAGTGGAGTAAGCACCACTGGTATCTAGCTCTAGGGGAGATTCAAAAGGAGAAGAAACTGGCATTGAAATAAGAAGAGATTTCTCATTAACAGTATTAACTGTTCCTGAAGAAAATGCTACTTGAGTTTTCTTAGTTCCATCAATAGCAATTGGGTTTGTTCCCCCTCTCATTAAATCTAGTTCAGTATTGTTAATTTCAGCAACAGCACTCCAAGTTACTTCTAATGGCCCTAGATAAAGGTCATTAAAATTTCTGGTATTAGATAGAGTATAGATTGGAGATGCTTCTCTGCTAAGGGTAACTTCAAACGATATCATTCTATTTAAAACATTAGCATCTGTTGCATGATAAAGCTTCGTGCCTAAGAGATAAGGTTGATAAGTTGTTGCAGATGCTTCACAACTATTCTGGAAACCAAGAGCAATCTGATCACTCAAAGTTTTTGTAGTGACGATAGTTGATCCTGATCCTACAGTTGCGGGTTGACCAGTAAGGCTAGCAGAGACAGTAACAGGCCCTTCTCCTGCATTAGCAGAAATAGTAAGTTCACTTACACGACAATCTAGCCAGTGAGCATCTCCTGTTCCACCAATAAGATTACGTGCAATAGTGAGATATTCTTGTTCGCCACCAAGCCTAAACCATGTGTTAAACGCTGTTCCTGAACTGTAAGCAATCTCAGTTCTGGCAGAAGCACGTTGTTCAGTACTTGAAGCTGAACCTGCCGAACTTGTTGCACCAGGCGCTCCAGTTCCTAGAATATTTCGAAGGAGTATTCCTAGAATAGACCCTGTGTTATTAGCACCTGTTGCAGCTCCGAACATCATGGGAAAATCAAAAGATATCTCAGTAGCACCTACTCCTTGGTAAGCCATATAATCCATTGCTTCGGATCCACGTCTGCCATTATCCAGTATTTGTTCAAAGGTTTCGCTTGCAGAGAATGATCCAGCATCTACTGGAATAGCATTAAACTCAGAGGTAACAGTTCTAGCTGTTGTTTGAGAGCCAATGCCAATTACTTCTTTTGCGCTAACTATAGCCATTACAATCCTCCGCTATCCAGTAAATGAGCGTCCACTTGTTTCTATTACTGTTCGATGGACATCAAAAGTAGTGTTACTACGGTAAAGATACATCTCTCCCATTTGTTCAAAAACAAATGCGGTAGAGACATCAGTTATATATTGGATCGTACTATCACCCAAAATATCTTTATTCTTCTCTAGAGTCCACATTAATTCATCGGTCTTATCTTGAATGTATCGATAAGAATCATGGAAGGAACCATGATAGGCTACTCCGCTGATCATCATACCATGAACTTGATTATACTGATATTGATTTGTTATAGCCGATGGACTAGTAGCAGCTGATCGTCTAGTAGCAAACCAAGCCTCATATTCAGGCTGTGCCAAGCCACGATGTACCTGTAATCTATTGGCAAATTCCTGTTCAGTTGTTACAGGAGGCAAATCTATAGTATAGATATTTTTACAGTCTAGTGAACTAAGAAGTTTCGATAATCCGTCTTCAAGTATAGGACGAATATAAACAGAGTTACTTGTTGCTACCGCATCTCCTGTAACCATGATTATGTACTTGCAAATGAATGAAAGAAATAGTTATCACCAGTAGTATATTTCTGGTCAAATTCTCTCATTGCACTCGCACCAACAATTTCCTCTCCACCCATCTCTTGCATATATTTAACCCGAAAGTGATCTCCTACAGATCGAAATCCACTTCCTTTATTTTTCATTGAAATATAATTTGCTCCAGCAGGTGGATCGATAGCTTTCTCTGCATGAAATTGCAGGGTAGAGGCGAGTTCGGAAACAGACAGATAGATAACAGCTTTCTCATGTTGCGTAGGAACTGTTGACGCTACGGAATCAACAGAATGCCTAGCAGTATAAGTCACAAGAAGCGTAACACCTGAATCGGGAGAGTGGTTGGGAAGAAAGAAATACCGTGTACTTGCATCTCTATAATACTTCCAATCACCATTATCCTCTGAAAGAAATCGGGGAGTTTCATCACTTCCTATACGACTACCTGCATCATAGTCAATACTAAGAATTGCTGAGAAGTCATTCTCCCAAGAGGTTAAATTGGTAAGAGGATAGTATTTACCACTATCTCCGACCTCGCTCTCTACTATAATTCGGGGAAAGTCTCGACTGTATGATCCCACAGCTTGGGAAATAGCTTGGTCTACAACATTATCCCCTACTTCATTTTCACCTGAGAAGAACGGAAAGGTTCCTGTAATGTTTCGCATCTCAGAACGCATTGTTTCTAGAGTTGCCATATTATCCCTTTAGAACAACTTTAGCTGTAACTGTCATAGAAGGTGAACTTGATCCACCAACTGTAGGATTAAGCCTAATGTATTTTCCCATACATGCTGTTACTTTAACTGCGGGAGCTAGATATGCAGTAGAAACAGTAGGATCCGATATCTGAGTTACATCAGAATCTTTGTGCCACTCACTATTATCATGAGAAGTTTGCACATCAAAATCTATAGTAGGACTTGTACCTGCTTTGGCAGTTACCTTGATATATATAGTAGCTTCTGTAAATCTGCCACTTTCAACAGACGCAGATGACGTATCGGTTGCAGATATAACTTGAGCGGAGTAAAGAGTTCTAGTTACGTCTTGTACTGCCATCAGCCTATCTCCTGATACCAGACATCAACCCCTTCTCCGTCTGTGTCAGCATCTACCCAAACTTCTTTAAGATTAATCGCTGTATGACTTCCACCAATAATGGGTGCTTCAAATGTTACAGTTTGGTTTGCATCTAAGTCAGGGTAGGAATTTGCTACATCAGCATCACCAATATAAACATCATTAGTGTTGCCTTTCTTTGCTCTGATAGTAACTGCGGAAACAAATAGGTCAGTAGCAGATAAACGAACTTGCGTCCCTGCCGTAGTTACATTCTTAACGAATGAATTAGCCATATCTCTCTCCTACTTTCTATTCTCACAAACAGTTAGTTTAACTTTGGCCTGTAGTTTAGGGTTCTTTGCAGTCTTCACACATCGTGAACACGTACACTCTTTAGGCTTTCTAGCGGCTCTAGGTTTCTTTTCAGTCGTCATAACTTTTCCTTAAAAAATAAAGGGAGAGGGAGAGAATGTACTCCCTCTCCCCTATTTAACCGTCAGGGGTTGCTAGTGATTAACTTACTGCGCTTCCGAATAATGGCCTGTAGTCATGTATCCCACTAACCCACTCATGCCTGATCTTTATGCTCTGGACATCGTTGGTGAATGTATCACCCTGTGTGTCATCGTTCTGCACAAAAAGTTCTGGCTCTTCGTTTCCGTTAAGGAATGCTACCGTAATCCCTGCACTCTGAGCCGGATCAGCAGCTAGATACCAGTTGTTTGCATCTGACCAGTAATCAACAACTATCAAACCCATTCCTGAAAATCTGGTGACATCTTCATCGTCATCGTTATTTGCAAGAATCTGAGTAATAACTTGAGAGGACGGTCCAACTATTCTAGAGGCAAGACCTTCCAATTCGTTAGGAATCATTACCCATGCAGGTTTATTTGCGGCTCCAAGAACATCTGCACCTGCTCCATACTTTGCCTGTGTTCTCATAAGTTGAGTAGCACTGGAAAGAGCTGCGTGAGAAAAGGCAGTACTGCCTACGTTTGCACCGTGAGTTGCATGGAAAAGGTTTACACCTTGGAAAGTTGTTCCACCACCAGAGTTTGCGGCAAAGTGATCAAACACTCCCTCATAAAGAGTTCTAGCCGCAGATCGAGCAAGTTCTTTAGGAACTTCAGCAAGTGCGCTGATGTTGTCATTAAGTACCAGTTCTCTTGTTATCTGGTAAACAATTCCACCACGCTTCTGCATCGTGACGGTGGTTTCCTCATCTGTAGGATCAGTGAGATTAGCATATGCTCCGGCCTCTGCTACAACTGCCAAATTCGCAAACCCACCAACTCTGATGTCATGCGTTGGCTGATAGTCATTAACGCTGATGACTCTACAGATTTTTCTCCAATCATCGTATTGAGGAAAATTCTCATATGCTTGCACAAGTGCTTTGTGCATTCTGTCAGCAGTAACTTCACCCCAATCAGACTGTTGAAAAGCCTCTGTATAAATCTTTGCTACAGCTTCTTCACGCCAAGACGCATATCCATTCCCACCGTTTCTCCATGACTCCCAAACTTCTTCGCGTCCTACATCAAGAGGATTCTTTCCTGTCCAATCACAATAGGCTTCAGTAAAGGTTCTGTAACCTTTAACCTTTTCGCCATTCTCTCGTGTGAGAACTCTTGAAGGCTGAAAGCTAGCATCTATTCTTGCCAACTTCTTATCAGCTTCATCATCAGTAACCCTACCGCTTTCCCTGGTTACGTTCTCTACAGCAATCTTAGCGAGAGAAGCAAGATAATCTTTCTCACCTGCAATAGCTTTCTGTACTTCATTAGCATCGAAATTAGCGCCGGTGAATTGAGAACGAATTCTCTCTTCTGCTATTTCTGGCAGAGAAGCACCAGTAAGTGCTGAACTCAGAAGAGTCGCATTTAACTGTGTGAGTGCCTCAGACACTTTCTCAGCAGTCTTGTCTTCTTCTACTGCTTCAACAGTTACTTCTACTTTTTCCCCTACAACCTCTTGAGTCTTTTGAAAAGTCTCAACAGCTTTGCCAGAGGCTTCTGCAAGAAGTTCCTGCAACCGTTCCTCAGTCATTTCCATCTTGTTATCCTCCTCTAGAGGGACTACTTGAATCACTTCTTCTGATTCTGCAAAAGCGAGAAATTTGCCTCCCGCCGCAGGTTCTCTAACTAAATCAACTGAATCAGCCTTGACTAGTTGTATGGCTGTTTCTGAATTAGAGCGAATGTCATGTTGCCATCTACCTTCAGCAACTATACTAAACCCAACTACATTCTGTAAGACCCCTTCTTGATGTAAATCTGCAAGAGTATCTTTTAGCACTGGGTCTGAAACATGGAATGTAGCATCAAGTCCTTCTGGAACTGCATCTACATTCTTAATGAAACCTACAATAGATTTAATGCCACGTTCTTGCATGGAATGATCAGGGCCACTCCCTGCATGAACAGGAACTCCCTCAAAGACTGCGCGATCTCTGTGAAGTACTGCTAAGGGATAAGTACGTCTGTTTTTAGAAGTTCCTGCATTAATAATTCTAACTCGCCAATCACTACCACCTTCTAGGGGAGTAGCCTCAAAGCGAAACATCCTTCGTATGAGCTGATTATTTTCAGTCACTACTTTGGCTTCTTTTTCTTCTTGTACACCATCATCATCGTCATCTTTTAATCTTGCATTGCAAACTGCATATGCCGCAGACTCTTTATCTTCCCCATCTTCGGGTTTAAAGTCTGGATCATCTATTAATGTTTGAACGCAATCTTCAAGTGTTTGTGGCATGATTATTCCATTTCCCTAGTATAACGTTAATAATTTATACTTGTCCAATTTATTTCACAAGATCTTTTGATGGATAGTAAGTAAACCCATCCATATCAGATGATTCTGTAGCTATCTGGAATAAATCTTTAAGGGTTGTATCAACATCATACATGCCCCTTTTCTCTCTAGGCTCATCTCTTCCAGCATCTATTCCCGAAGAACCCAAGTAACGTCTGAAGATTCTAGCAGCCTCATCTTGTTCAATAAATCCATTTGTTATGCCATCTTTTAATGCGGTGCTAATACTTCTTACTGCAATTGCATTAGCTCTCTGATCCCTAAAGGAAACTTCTGGCATTCGGAGATAGAAAGAGGCTGATTCAATATTTGCCAAATTATTATCATTTCTTCTCATGTCCTGACGTAATCTTCCATGAATAATAGCTTGGTCAAGTGTAAAGCGGAATATTCTTGAAATGACATACGCTATATATTTCTGTCGCATTCTTAGATGTCTATAAGCCGGTTCAGTCATTTCAGGAGCAGAGGCTCTGGATGTTAGTGACTCTGCAAACCAAATGGGAGGAAGACCTGCTCCTGCAAGAACATGATTCTTAAGAACACTGGCTAAACTCGCACTATCTTCTAATTTTAGATCTGGAGTTTGGAAGTTCATGCTAACGTTCTCGTTATGAGCAAACCTCTCTCCTGGTTTTAAAGCTCTCTGATTTCTGAGCCACTCGCGAATCTGTTGTTCATTCTTTCCCTGAAGTGTCACATCTAGAACATACTTAGAACTCTCTATTGCTTTCTCTACACTAGAGAATAGGAATTGATCATGTGCATCTATCCAATCCATATCTGGTAAGAGGTCACTCCAACCCCTGTTAGCTGTCATTGGATTATTAATGGTGAAGAAGAAGCAAGCACCTGCAATCTCGCACTTATATTTTCTTCCTGTTCCTGTAGGTTCAATAATGTCGCCTTTAGAGAAATCTGCACCTGAGACAGTCCCACAATTAAGGCCAACTAATCTGCCATGCTCTTTACTTCCCATTTCAGCAGAACTGGTATCAATAACCCTGTAGGCTCTTCTATAACTCTCTTTAGGAAGTTTTCTCAGTATGATTAACTGTTGCTTCATACTGTTATCTGGATGTTCGACAACAGTTTCAATCATGGAAGTATCTATATTCCCAAGAGTGACATGACCATTTGCTTCATTCACATAAACAGGAATACAGAGTTCTCCAGTAAGACCTAAGTCTCTAACTCTTGAGAATTGGTGAATCGTCCAGTTATTTGTTGGATCAGTCCAATGGGCATCAAGTATTTCTTGAACATTTGCATCTTCTGCAATATAGGTAATGCCATCACCAACCACATATTCAGCAGTAAGATCAATAATTCTTTTCGCAATTGGATTACTCTTGTAGAAGTAATGAGCGTAATCTACTGAATGTTGTTGAGTGACAGACGGAAGATTCTTCTCTTTTCTTCCTGACCCCATAGGTTTCCAGAGATAGTCATCTTGCTCACCTGTACTTGTATAGGAAATAGCTTCTTTAACTTCTTTCCCTCTAAGGGCATTCCAAGATTCTTTAACTCTGTCTCTAGCACCCATAGTTACCTCAATCCTCTATGAAATAAACTTCCTCTGCCTGTGCTACTCAACACTCTTTCTTTAGCAGAGTTATTGTCTTCTTCACGTAAGCTGGCAATTCTATCTAAAAGATATCTCTGTTTCTGCTTTCCTTCATACCCTTCTTCATTAGCTTCAATTTCAGCAAGAGATAGAGTTGCTTCTATTTCTCCCACCCCTGCGGCATCAATAGTTGAAGTTAATTCATTGGTAGCAATCCAGAGTGCGTCAAGAATATCATCTCTGCCTCCTCTTGGAAATGCAGAATACTCCTGTTGGAATTCCTTAAATCCATTTTCAGAACTCATGTTCATCTCATCCCCACGCCTCTCGCCTTTAAATCTAACAGATCCATTAGCTATAAAAGGAATGATTGCATCATACCTCTGTTCTTTAGAACCTCTAGGAACTACTGTCTCTATAGGCATAGCACCTCTGGAATCATTTCGTGTTTGATTAACGAGATGTTGAGTCGTGGCTTGCTGTGGGCCATTAGTCTCAAGGATAACTTTAGAGATATTCAGTCCTCTTCTGCGCCAAGTTATATATTGAGCATAAAGAAATTCAAGATGCTTTGGAGCTGAAATCTTACCAAATGCAAAATCAAGTACATAGACTATTCCAGTATCAGGGTCTTTAGCCGCTGTGCAATGTCCAAAGTAATTTGCACTTTCCCCTTCAGATGTTGCAGGGTCACCACCTTGGACACCAATTAGTTTATGGATAGGAGGTAGAGTTATGTCATCGTAGAAATGAAGCCAATCTATATCAAACTTAACTCCACGCATTCCACTGGGATCATTCTGATATTGAGCATTAAACAAACTAGGTGGCATAGCTTTACGTTTCCTCTCTAGCCATTCCAGAGGACGTTCAGCTTCCCACAGAACACTCCCATCAGGTTTAATCGCCTGATATATTCTCACTCCCATTAAGCTACTGAACTCTCAAGCATTGAAGGATAAAGGTCAGTGTAGAGTTTCTGGTGATCTAATATAGGAATCAGTTCTGCATATAGATCATCATAATGAAACCTTGTTCCCAAGAATATCTGTTGGCCTTTAGGCATAAGCATTGGATCAAAGCTCATCCAGAACTTACTTGAGATATTCCTTCTATTAGTCTCGCTCTGACTATTTTCAAAGCTAACAATATCGTCATAAATCTGTAATGTCGCTCGTCCACCCTCCACGCTTGTAGTAATCCCAAATGCGGCAAAGGTAGCATCTCTCTGTATATTTCCACTTTCCCAAGCGGCAGTTCTGTCTCGAACAACTTCGAATCTGTCTGTCTTCCACGTATAATCTGAAGCATCGGGATATAAGTCCCCGAACATATTTCTGTATCTTTCGTTGAATCTTATACAACTTTCTATTTTCCCCATGCGTTCTATAGCAAGAGAGATAACTGAACTAATAACCTGAACTAACTCCATCCTGTCTCTGCCAACCTTCCATAGAGGAAAGCTTTCTCCAGCCAGTGAGGTTTTACCATGATTTCTTGGAGCGAGGATAAGTAATGGATTAACGTCAGCATTAGAAGGATTCGTATCTCCTTCCATTAATGTTTCCATAATCTCCCATTGAAAAGGAGCTAGAGTTTGGTTGAAGATGTATTCATGAAAATAAGCAGGGTGATCATATGCACGTTCTTCAGAAACAGATCTTTCTCTCATTCCTGAAAGGATCGATATGCTTTCCATGTCTGCTGTTTTTCTAGGCATCGAACAGCCTTCTAATTATCATAATTACCATATGTACGTTTGTCTGAGTATCCCGATAATCCTAACTCCTTCAGAGCATCATTGAATCCACTGTGATCAGACATAATAGTTCTCATTTCATTCTCTACAATTCCAGAGCGTTTATCCAAAAGGTCTATTGCCTCATCAAGTTCCTCAATAGCTTCTTCTAAATCTGAAGAGTCAAATGTCTCTAGTGAATCAAGTTTCTCTTTTAAACTTTCAACTGTTGTCTGGAGTACAGCAACATCAACTGTTGCCTGAGACTCTTGCATTGTTGCAACTGTAGAATCTAGGTTTTTAACGGTACTGTCCATTTGGGCTATATACCAGATAACTCCGAATGCTTGTGCAACTATGGCAATAACAATGCCAATACTTACTTTCATGTTTTTAAAATCCATTACTTAGTTATCAAACGGAATGTAACCATTACGAGTCCACCTAGACCATGTTCCTTTACATCTACTAAACGCCCTCTTTCCTCCACACTCACATCCTTCTTCTTTAGTCCATTCACCCATCTCGTTCTTGCTCCCACCAAAATAAGGTCTAGCGTGTCCTTCATCTACAAGAATCTGATTAAAGGACGGCCCATCATTTAGTTCGGTATTAAGATATCCAAGTATCCTTCCAAACTTTCCTTTACCTTCTTTAGTAGTCTCTAAAACAATATATCCCTTGTTTTCTTTAATCAGTTCCTTCAGTCTCGCTTTACTCTTATTGCCAAGAATTTTCTCTCGTTTATTTGAAGTTCTAGACTCAGGGGTATCTATTCCCATAAATCTAACTCTCTCATCTCTAAGCCACACCTTAAAGCCAAGGTCTATATCCACATCTACAGTATCCCCATCAACAACCCTAGTAACCTTAACCTTATATTGAAACATTAAAGTTCCCCTACTCGCCTTATCGCTTCTATAGCATTATCTCTCTGGTGATGAAGTTTCTTACAGCTAGGACATTCATTTCTTAGTACCTGACCAAGAGCAAGTTGAATCTCGTTAACATAACCTCTTACTCTTTCTCTGGTTAAAGTAGAACCTGCTATTTGCAACACCTCATACTTCCTCTTAATACTAGTGCTGATTTTATCTACAAGATTAACAAGAGATTTAGTTTGAGCATCTACAGTTGCAAAGTCTGTTCCAAACTCAAGAAGATCAAGAGTCTCGTCATCTAACATCTTCTCGCCATACTTCTCTACAAGAATTTTAAGCATAGCGCGTAGAAGAACTATCTCTCCATCAAGATTATCTAACTCACCTCTTTTCTCTTCCTGTTGCAGATGTTCTCTTAGCCTGGCATTCTGAGCAATACCTGAATAAATAACTCTTCCTTTATTGGGAAGAGCTATCTTCATACGATCCTCATTATCATGATGTTTACACGGGCCAAACCCTACGTGATCTGTTCCCCAACCTGCTTCAAACCTACAAACACCACCTAACTTCTTCCCTCTTCCACAAATAGGATCTCCATCAGTTGAGAGTTGAGGTTCACCGTAATGTTCTTCTAATTCAGCTAAAGTTGTTACGTTCATGTTTTACCTTATGAATACTGGTTCGTCTACAATTCCATCCTCAATACTATTTACTTCCACAGAACTGTTAACGACAAAAGAAGCTGTATTGATATCACCATCATCACCTATCCTGACATTCTCAAGAGTCAGTGTTCCGATTTCGAAATAATCTGCGTCAAAAGCACCTGTCCATCCCTTAACCCCATCTAAAATTAATTTCTCGATTAAAACATCGCCACCTGTTGTTGTTTGTCTAATTATGATTCTGTCCACCACCATGTCTTCAGCCACATAACTTGTAGCCCCACGACCTCCACCAATCTGTACTTGATTAGTCGTAGAAGCCATTGTAGGAGAGAGAGTATGCCCTGCGACCACAACCGAACTGGTTGCGTTAATTTTATAAATATATCCATTCGCCCAATCCATTGTTGGAAACTCACTGTTCCTGATAATCATCGTATCTATAGTGAGCATATCCGTAGTACTAGTACCTGTTAACTGAAAAGCATTCGTCAATCCCTCTTTGCCAAGATCGACATTCTTAAAAGTAATCTCATTCAATCTAGTACCTTGCGGTATATTTAACTGGAGAGTCTGACTCCTTTGTGCAGGAAACTCAGCATCCACTATCGGATGTCCAACCATATTAGGAGCCTCATAACTAGCACCAAGCGCAGGGAAGACTATCTGTTGCTCACCTTTACTCACAAGTAAAAAGAGTGATGCCAAGAACCCTAATGCCACAAAACTCAAGCTAGCTATAATCAGCTTACCCCCACCAAGATATATCCCTGTCGGGAACGGCAATCGAAATTTCAAAAAATTAGGAAAAGCAAAAGAACCGAAACGTCCAATACTAATTTTCAAATTTGGCATGGAAAAAGATATTTTCTTCATAACACCCTATTTACCTTCCTCTGACTTTATCCTACCCCTGATCTCATCTTGCATTAAACTCACGATTACACTTGCGGCAGCCGTGACAGGATTAGCGAATATAGCAAACGCTACGAGTATTATATCTAAATGCGGCGCAATCTCAGCTGGCTTACTCGTGGTTTTCCAAATTATCAAAACCCCCAGCGTTACGAACGCAAGAAACAATGGCCCTACTAAACAAATTGTTAGAAACTGAGATCCACTAAGTGTAGTTTTTGTCTTAGCCTCTAGCTCTATAATCTTGGTTTTGGATTCTAATAACTCCCGCTCTAATTCTACAACCCTACCCTCTGGTTCATTCATTTTCATATTCTAACATGAACCTATTCTATTCCTGAATACTCTTGTTCTACTTTTGTTCTAATGAAGATGAATCGTAATATATTATGCACGTTTTGGCTGTAACCCATAATACTATACGATTTATGCCTATAGGATCTATAATACAGCTATGGAAATCAGAGAAGAGCAGGAACGCACAGAGATCAAAACTGTTGCAATCGGTCTATCTGCTGAATTAGAAAGTAGAACAGGAGAAGAACAAATGAATTACTACGGTACAGAGCTAACAGAGGGTACACACTATCTGTTCGATGGGTATAGCTTAGACGCTAGCACGTGGGACAAGGTGAAGGATCTTCCGATAGCTAATGGGCTCCTATGCTCACTGACTATAGACGACAGAGGGCATGCTACTAATGTCAAGACCGCTAGAATTGACACAGCTATTAAGCACTTTAACGGTCTAGTCACAGAGCAGAAAAAAGCTAAGAATCCTAATGAGAAATTAACCACAGAGTCTTGTAATACAGCAGTGGATTTATTCAAGAAAAATTTGTGGGCGAATGAGAATCTCAGGGCGGAACTCATAGCGATTAGGGACAGTGGGAACAGAGTAGCAACAATAGAATTAACCTTCACAGCTAAGAAGACCGGAACGAAAATGGCAATAGCAATTTCAGGAGAAGAGAAGAATCTGAATATTGTTGGAGCAACTATAGGATCTAACGGGTGGAGACGTGGATCTGTAATGGTAGATACATCAGAGCAACAGATTTTGGAGAGTCTGAAAAAAGCTAAATCTGAAACCAAATAATTAGTAGTCCTGAGCAAGACTTTAAAAGGCTCACCAGGAGAATTCTTATTTCTAAAATAATTAGGATTTCAATTGACAAGAGAAATTAACAGCAATATTAATAGAGAAATTAACAGAAATTCTTGTAAGCATTATTGGATTATTAACAGCAAAAATCTAGCGAATTGCAAGAATTGTAATGAATCTAGGCAATTTACAGATTATTTAGATCTGATGAGTTGGGCAGAATTAACAGAAGAAGAAGAATATTATTCAGACGCGAAAACGTTGGGAAATCAAATAGGAAATCTAGGGCACATTGAACCATAGGATTAAGAGATGAGAGTAGAAGAAACAACTAGAGTAATCATTGAATTTAAGTTTGACGGATTTATTCCTGAGAACGAAATAGATTTACTTGATCTCATTAGAGACGATGAGAATTTAGATTCTATTAAATTAGATGTAATTATTGAGGGTAAAGCTAATAAGGCTAGACATATTATCAAGATTCTAATCTTAGATAATCTCCAGCAGATTCTAGGCAGGATAATGAGACCTGTAGAAGGAAAATCCTAATGGTTAAATACAGTACACAGAAAGTATTTAATGGTGGATTTCTTACACCAACTAGGATTAGAAAAATAACTCCAGAGAAATCTTTCCCTAATGGATGCACATGGAATCAAGAGAGAATTAAGAGGAATCCTGGAAGTTTTAACGAGCATAAGAATATTCAGAAAATGTTTCTATATTTTACAAAACCAGAAATGTTAGGAACTCCTCATGGATGTAATTTATATAACCAGTATTTAATGAAGCGATCATTATGTGGAGTTAAGCATGTTTAATAATCATCCAGATCATTCAGAGACAATCTCAAGGACATGTAAATTTCCTAATTGTGATTTTATACAGTTTGGTTGTTCGATTTGTGACAACGCCTTATTAATTAACGTAATGCAGGAACATGAGAAATCTGAACATAATCTAGATCCTTCTAAATCAGGAGAACAGAGATTATGGGAAGCAATTATGGATAAGCATCCAGAGATTAGAGATGCCTGACACAATTAATAAAGACGATAATCCAAATTTATTTCACTTATTACTTAGATTATCTAGGGCTTCAAATCTCACAACAGAACAAAGATTATTTCACATGAATCATTGGAAAAGTTTTCATGGATTAATATCTAGAGGAATTCTAGAACGAGCGTGTGAGCGTGAGTTACATAAATTTACATGGCAAACAGGAATTTATGATGAGGACACAGATTTAACCAAATACGATGAGCATGTGGAAAACGAGAGTAGATTTATCGATGGTAAGTTTGAGATTCCTAATAGTTAGGAGAATTCAATGGTTACAGATTCTCAGAAGGAATTATTGTTAGATTACGTATTTAACAGTATGAATGAAGTAGGCAGAGAAGCAATTGTTAGAAAAGCAATAGAATTAATCTGGGCAGAGCGTCCAAAGAAATTAAGCGCAGATTGGGAAGAATTTATAACCATGTTAAATAGAGGAGAAATTAATGGCGAGTGAATTGCCTAATCTAGAGCAAGCAGTCAAGGAATTTGAGAGTTCTGAACCAATAGAAAAATATTTTAAAGTTCAGCAATTATTAGAGGGATTATACACAGATTATCCTAATACTTATAGAGAATTTCACGATACATATCTAGGTGGATATGATGCAGAAATGTGCGATAGGTTATATGTAATAATTATTTCTTTATTATTTGACATGAGAAAAATGGTTACAAGTGAAATGGAGAAATTAGAAGGACAGGATTAATGTCAGAAGGATTATGGACTAGAGAAATCTCAAAAACTATAGCTATTAAGATTCTTAATCAGCATGGAATGAGATTACAAGATAAGCGAGATTTCCTGGAGATTGAGGGAAATAGAGAAACTTATAGAGTATGTGAAGTTCTAGGATTTCTAGAATATTGTTGCATAAGGTGCTAATAAATTAAGCGGGTAAAAAATGCCATAAGGAGAAAATTAATGGGAGATACTACAGATAGAGTTAGAGAGAGACTTGAACAACAGGAGAGATTAAAAGCAGCTGAGAAATCAGTGAAATTAATTGCTCTCCAAAGTGATCAATCCCTAGTGGGTCTCTACAATCAGTTGAGAAGAATTGTTGATCTAGCTGATGAGGTTAAGACTGATATAGCTTCAGCAAAAGCAGATATAGAATCTGAGATCAGTAAGTTAGATGAGAAAGATTCAGAGTTAGATTTAATTATTGCGATATCTGAAGGAATCAGTGCATCAGTAGACAGGGTTATAGAATCTGATGTCAAAGTTTAACGAGAGAATTAATTGGGCTTTATGTCCATCTCAGGTTAGAGATGAGTTAAAAAGATATCAAGAACACAGAATGCACACTGGTGGATTTCTTAAAGCTGTTCTATGTGATGAATTACAGTCAGCAATAGTTAGAGCTGATCCTAGTAATTTAAGAGATCTAAAAGAAATAGTGACATTTATTTATCATGAAATGGATCCCTTATCTAATGGATCGAGAGAGAAAGTTAAGGCGTGGTTACTCAGGGAGGATATATTAATTAAAGGATAAATTTATAGGTTCTCAGGATAGTTGAACTCAGAACTATTAGAGGGACATCAGGGAATCTGGTTCTGTTGTGATCTCACAACAGGTAAAACACCCCAGAGATGTTAAGACTGAGCCTCCTCACATTTTCGTTTGCTGCCTGGATTTAAGCCTCGTTCCTGAGAACCTTATTTTTAAGGAGAAATATAATGCCAGAAAAATATATTCCTAATTATTTAGAGAAATGGAAAAGACCTAAAAGTGATTTTGCTCAACATACTTCTGAAGAATTAACAGAAAATTATGTCGTTTTTACAATATCTAGGGACAGCAGTCTTTTAGAGAATTGTAATTGGGACACATTTATTAAGGAACTTGATCAGGGTAAAAGTGAAACTGAAGATTACGTAATCCATAGATTTAATCATTGGGCAGTAGGTTGGATAGAAGAAATTCATATCAGTGAACATAATTACGAATTATTAAAAATTGCTGATGATCTTAAGAGTAAATATTATATTTATCCAGTTCTAGATGAAGATGAATTTGCTCAACGTGAACAAGAAGAATTCTTTACTAATCTTAAGGATGAATTAAAAGGATTTTTGGATAAGCACGATGATGAAATTGATTGGGATAATGAAGTTTATTTTGAAGGATATGATCAACATTTATTTGCATATCCTAATGATCCAGAGAATAAAGATTTAGCAATAGAAGTTGCAGTATTAGAGAACTTATTTGAGCAAGGAAAAACTTCTGGATATTTCAGTGAGAATTATCCAGATGAAAATGAAATAGAGAATAGTTTATGGCAACTAAAAGTATTTAATAATCTTAATGTTCTTATGTCTCAAGCAGAAAGAATAGTTGAGAGTAAGAATCATATAGTTTCAAACTGGATTAAGACTCCAACAGATTTTTGGAGAAGGAATAATACAGAAGAGTTATTTGATTCTAGCAATCTAGCAACAAAGCCTGATCTATTAATAGGTGAGGATTTTAAATATGCAGATGCACATTGTATGTCATGTAGGAAAGAGATCAGAGTAGTTCTTAGTCCAACAGATAATGAGCATTCTATTTCAGGTAAAGCAGTTGGATTAATGTGTGAGTAAGATGAAAGATAAGAAGAGTCAGATCTGTGTAATCTGTAAAAATGAGATTACAGCAGGGTTAAATGATCCATATGCTTATGGTCATAGTGCTGATCCTATAGCAAAAGGAATGTGTTGTGATAATTGCCACCCTAATGTATTAGTCGAACGTTTGAGGCAGAGATATGCTTAGATGTTTGGAATGCAATACAACAATTAAAAAGGCTGATAATTATCATCAACAAGAACAAATCATTCATATTACAGGATTAGAAAGAGATTGGATGGATCATAGAGATAATCTAGGCAGTTGGTGTTGTGAATGTCTAGACCATGAAATAGGTCAATGTTATAGAGACTTAGCAAGAGCAGAATTTGGAAAACAATTAATTCATGCTATAGCTAGAAGCACAGGAGTTTATAGACAAGGAACTTTATAAGGAGATAAGCAATGTCAGGAAAGAAACAGTTTTGGGGTGTAATGAATAATTACAACTGGAGTAATACTACAGTTTCTAGGGGAGGAGATAAATCTAGTGGGATGAATCAAGAAACTTGGAGTTATCAAGGTTCGATTAAAACTAGAGTCTGGTGTGATAAAGAAGGTGTGAATAGATTTAAGGTAGAACTTATTCCACATCCACAAACTGGAGATGGAGTTTGGCTTCCAATAGCTTCAGGAACTCTAGGTGGAAGAGAGATTATTTGTGGAGAACATTATGATGCATAACCATCTTATTGCAGGAGATCACGGTTATCTCCCTACTTATTATGATGAAGCTAAATATTCTACTGCTTCTGAAGCAACACAAGCATTAAGGGAATATGTAGACAATATTATAGATGGAATAGAAGAATGTACTTTAACTGTACATACAGATTGTTTACATGAAATCTATACATTAAAGGATCATCCTCTAGGTAAGTCAGATCATTTTATAGATAAATGGTATGTCTCAGGTGTAGTGACTGAAACCTTTTTAGACGAGAATGAGAATGTCACTATGGCTAAGTTTCAACGCGAACTAGCAAGTATAGATTATGTGGAAATAGTTTTATGTAGTGAGTCAGATTGTCATGATGCAGATTACGAATCTCTAGGGCATGAAGTCTATCATTCAGATAAATTCTGGAATGATCCTAATGAATTAATAATTCAGCAGGGGTTTGGGTTCCATTCTAATTAAGACTTAAGGACACAATACATTTCACAGGTCTTGCAGTTTATTGGCATTACTGCGCTCCTTCCTGTGTTTGTCGCAAGGTGTGCCATGTGGATAGACGTGAAAGCCACACAATTTATTTTAAGGGAGAGAAGTATGGAACACAAATCTAGCACAAACTACTTTAAGGAATTATGGGATAGATATCCTTCTCCTATTAATGCTATTCATCCTGAACGTGGAGCAAATTGTTATTGTGTTGCAGGATCATTACTTCTAGATAATGGAAAATATTTAATAGAATCAGACGCATTCTTAGGGCGCTCTATATCTCTAGCATTTCCTGGAGAAGAGGATTTTGCACATGCTCTAACTTTTATTTTTGACTTACCGAATTCTGATTTGGTTAGAGACAAAATAAATGAGATTGCAAGAATAACAATAGCTTATAACGATGAAGAAAGATTTGGAGAAGCAAAGAGTTATCTAGCTAGAAATCTTGCTCAGTTTGAATTACAAAATGGATAGAGAAAGTTTAATTAGAACTGGAAAATCTGGAGCTGTACATAATTATCTAGCAGTAAGTCATGATCTTCCTCCAATAGTTTTAATTCAAAATTCAGATGAGGATGTAGTAACTCATGTAATTAATGAGAACTCAGGATCTAAAGTTAGAAATAGATTAGAGGAATTACTCTATATAGAGAATGCAATTGATTATGTATTTGTATGTAGGGCAGATGCAACTGAGTTCGTCTCTAGGGCAAGAGAATTAAATGACGTTATGGCCCTTGCTCCTGAAGATCGAATAGATGTATTAGTTGTAGCTTATCTGGAGAATGGTGGAGAGGTTGAATCATATTATGCAGAATTAACCCCTGCTGAAAAAAACACAGGACGATCTATTGGAGAATGGAAAGAACAAAATATAGAAATAATGGGAAATGTTTTAATAAGGAAATGGTAATTATGTCAATAAGTGAGAAACAAAAAGAAATAATGCTTGATCACTTTTGGAACAATATGAATGATGAGGAAATAGAAGAGAGGTGTAAAGAATCTATAAAACTAGAATGGACATTAAGTTCTAAGTCTATGCTAGAAGATTGGGATCAGTATTTAACCTTTTTAAATAATGGAGGCGAACTAAATGTCAAACTTGCAATCGATTCCTAAAACAATAAATATAACTCCAACGTGGAAAGCGTTGGCTTCACTTCCCATTCATGATTTACCAATTTTTGTAAATAGGTTTAATCAAATGATATCTCTGATTAAAAAGAATCCACTAACTCCTCGGGATGAAGGATATGTAACTTTAACTATTGAGGAAGTTGAATTTATTCAGACAGGATTATCTCTAGTTCCATTAGCTATAGTGCTTTTAGAAGATATGAGTAAAAACTTAGATGAGCTGAATATAGAAATTAAAGAATCAGAAAAATTATGGAAAGAATTGAAAGAAGAGTTAACCATCTTAAGGTCTCATGAATGTTAGATGCAGTCTATCAATCATTTCATAAAGATATAACAACACTAAGACGTGCTAAATGTTGGCACTGTGAAACTAAGTATTTAATCGATGATATTAATGGGTTCTTAAAAACCTCTGTCATCACTAATGGTTGGAGAACTTCAGCATATGGATACTTCTCTAATTATCAGTGGGTCTGGTATAGCAGTCCATGTTGTAAGACTTTAATGCTTAGAACTAAATTTATTCTAGGAGAATCGTTTAAACAATTAATCCCATAAGGAGAGTGAATGAAATAGATCTTTTTACATAAAGCAATGGTTAAGGAGAGAAAAAAGAATCCACCATATGCACTGAATATTATTATAAGTTTAAGTTTTAGAGAGAGGACAAGATGCGTATTAGGGACGCCTATGCGGAAACAGACATTCCTTTTGGGAATGGCAATGTTGCAAAAGTTGGAACTAAACAACACAGCATGTTAATGCACGTTATGACTGAAGAACTTGAGGAAGAGCAAGAGGAAATCCAAGATGGATATATTGCTCAACTTCACACATGTCTTACTGGACTTCTTGGTCTGGCAGAGAATGATTTTGTAGAAGCATTTGTTATTACAAAGAGCGATACAGATGAGAGTGGATACAGTATTCAGAGTATAGACGATGCCAATAGAATTACTGTTGTGAAGTATAGAAGGAATACTACTCAGGAATAATATTGTATTCTCTGATTTAAGAGAGGGGAGAATCTAATTCTCCTCTCTTTTTTTGTTCCGAGAGCCAACACATGAAGTGGACTTCATGAATTAAAATGCACTATTAATTGGGTCGCAAAGGGGTTGCTATTGACAACCCTACATGAGACAATGTAAGTCCATCGGAGAAATAACAGTGAATTTTGAACCAACTAAATTAGATAACTATGTAGGACAAGAGAATGTAAAGAACTCAATTAGAGTTTCTATGCAAGCAGCTAAGATTCGTAAAGAGTCTTTTCCTCATGTCCTACTTCATGGAGCAAGTGGATTAGGCAAGACAACTTTAGCTAACTTAATAGCTAAAGAGTTTAAATCAAAATGTACAACTCTTCTCGCACCAACGATTTCATCACACGATATTATTTATGATGCCTTGGAAAACTGTAAGAAGAATGATTTTATTTTTATAGATGAGGTACATGCTTTACCTAGAGTGTTACAGGAAACTGTTTACACGGCCATGACTGATAGAAAAATAGAACGTAAAGATCAATGGGGAAGCTATCAAGTAGATCTAAAACCTTTTACTTGTTTAACAGCAACAACAGAATTAGGAGAACTTGCAGCTCCATTTCGAGAAAGGTTTGGTTTTATCATTCCTCTAGATAATTACTCTTATGAAGAAATGGAAGAGATTATATTAATGAATGCTAAGAAGTTGAAATATAAAATTACTTCAGACGCATTAAAAGACATCTCTCATGCTTCTAGGCGTAACCCTAGAACAGCTAATAGATTACTTGATAGATGTCATGATACAGCTACAGTTGCTAGAACAAAAACTTTAGATAATCAAATAGTTGATGAGACATTACATAATCTACAAATAGAAAAGAATGGTCTAACAATTTATGACATTAGGATACTTCAAACCCTAGTGTATAAGTTTGCAGGTAAACCCACAGGATTAAAAACCTTGGCGATGTCTACAGGAATAGATGAAAAAGCAATCGAGTCAACTTATGAACCTTGGTTAATAGAACTCGATTTATTAGAAAGATCAAGTAGAGGAAGAGTTATAACTAAGGAGGGCATTCTGTACATTGCGGAAAATCACAAGAAAAACTAACAAGATGTTAATGATGGAGTATAAGTTCAATAAACCTATAGATGAACTTATACTCGATTCTTTAATCAATTCTAGTGGAGCGCAGAACGAAGCAAGTCAACTTCTAGACATATCTGAATCTGCTCTCTGTCGATGGATTCAAGAACTAGACCTAAACAAAGAAGTATCTCAGATTAGAAAAAATAATAATCGTCCTCCTACAATTGGAGATTTACGTATAAAAATTTCTGATGGCAGAGAACTTGTAGAAGTAGCTATTATTAAGCGGTGTAGTGACTGCAATGCGAAATTTGAAGATTTCATTTCACATACGGTTACAGCTGTAGACAAAAAAGATGAAGAAATAATTGCTGTTGTAAGAGATGAATTAAATCGAAAGCATTGGTTTGCACTCGATATGTCTCAAGCAATTGCATGACATCTTTATAATTAGAACATAGGTGGGGAGGCAAGCGACTCCCCCACCCTGTTAACATGTGGAGTCCCAAGTGAGTGTATGACAATCAGTAGCTTTGACCCTGAAATTAGTGTAATTCAAGATATTGCACAAGAAATTTATAAAAAGAAAGATGAGATTAAGCAGATGAATTCCGAGATTAAGGAATTGGATTCTGAAATACAAGGAA